GTCTTGGTCCTGATGTCCTCCAACGGCAACGCCAAGACATGCTGGGTCGTGAAGTCGCGGTGGAACAGGAGCGCCGCCAACCCGAGGCCGATGATGAACGAAAAGAACGGCCGAGCACGGTCAATCGATTCCGTGATGTTCAGCACCATTACTTCTTAAGCGATGCCAAAAGATTGAAGGAGTCCGTCTCTGAAGTGCATGGAACTTCTGTGGCCTCCACATGGACACACCCCGTGTCCGTGTGGTAGATCAGTTTCCCGTCGGCGGGGTCGGGCACCTTGGACACCGTGCGCTTGGGAGGAATGACAATGGTAGACAACAGCAGTCCAAAGGTGACACCCGCGACGAACCAGATCCCGTCAATCATTGTTTAGGGGCGACATTACCTTTGAACATGGAGGTGATGCTGGAAAGGCCAAATCCACTACTGGCGGGTGCAGCGGCGGCAGGTGGGCCATTCGCCATACGTGTCTCGCCCAGTTGGCTCTCGACAAAGTACCAAAAGGTGAATTGAATCGCAAAGGACCACACAGGAGCAAAGGCGGCGAGGATTGCCATGATATACGCAGTCGGTCCAACCTGTCCCACAAGCCCTGCCACAAGTGCAAACCACACTCCGTACTTTCCGAACTTTGTTTCCGTTGCATTCGATAGATTTAGTCCAGAGCTCAGGATGTGACGCCACAATGTGAATGCCCAAATGATCATCAAGAGCCAGAACACAACAACCGTCAACCAAAACTGAAGGGTTCCTGCCGCCAAGGCCGCCTTCCAACTGAGCTCGCTGGGCTTCTTCATCAACAGACCCCATGTAGACAGTTTGCCGATGATGATGATCTGCTCCATTCCGAATTCCTTGGTGTGGTATCCATCAGGATCGATCCACTGGATCGCCGCAGTCGGAGGCTTCAATCGGAGGGAGTCGGGATTCTCGGGTTCCGAGATCACTCCGTCGTCCCGCAGGTCGTTCGCGAGTTTCTTGACAGGATATTCTACGTATCCCGCATAGCGGTTGGCATTGAGATACTTGATAATGTCGAACGTCTGTTCTCCATACTTGAACTTGCCGCTCACAATCCGAAGACCTGGATCGGGAGGATTCGGAAACTCATAAGACGGTGCAGTCGGAATCGTCGGAACCGCATAGGACTGCGTGGTTGCGGGCGGCTCTTCTTTGTCGGCCTTCCGTGTTTGATACGGACTGACCTTAACGGGCGGCGGAGGGTTACTCATATTGTTAAGAAGCAAACACAAGATTGGCAAGACCACTCACGACACGCAAGTAATTGTAGGATTCCACGTAGGCGCCGACTGTGTAGGTGTATTGAAACACCACCGTGGCGTTTCCACTCGTAGTAACGTTCTGGACGACTGACAAGAGCTGGTCGGGCGTGTACAAGCCAATCTGTCCTGCGGGAATCACCAGCGGGTTTGTGCTGAGGGCTGTGGACTTTAGGATACACACGGTGGTTGTCGTGGGGGCCGACGGTTGGTTGGGCGCAGGCAAGGGCTGCAGAAGGGTCAACCGCAACACCGCCTTGTTGATGGTGCTTCCGTTCGCGGCGCCTGACGGTTGGTACTCGCTATTGTTGAGGCCAAAGGAATACATGTAGACACCTGGCAGCTGAAGCGGAGCTGTTCCGTCTGCAAAGCGGTAGGTCTGAATGAGAGAATAGTACTCAACGGGCTTGACCTGGAGCCGCTCGTTGCCGTCAAAGAGGATCACCCCGTCCACCACGCTGTCCCGAGGAAACACCGACGTCACCTGGTTCTGTCCCGACGCATACAGACTCGTGGCTACATCTGTCGTATTGACGGTCCACGGGGCGCGGTCGGGATTCTGCCAGTTCGTGTAATTATCCCACAGGTTGTTTGCAATGCTGTCGGAACGGGATACCGTCCACGTGACACGCGACACCAAGTTCCGCATCGGGAGGACCAAGTCGGTATTGGGACCATACTGCCCTTCGGCGCCCACGTAACCGACTTCCTTGAACATGTAGCTCTGGTCTGCCGTGGCAAACTGATTCATTTCCATCTCCGTCAGGTAGAAGAAGTTACACTCCAGATACGGACTGGGGAAGAACGTGGTGACGCCTGGATTGGTCGGCGCGCCGTTTGGCAGCGACGGAGTCAAGAACAGATTCATGGGAAACAGATCGGGACGAACGCGCTGTCCGTAGGTTGGCGAAGTGGACGTCACATCCACCACCGTATAGAGATACTTCAACGGGCGCAAGGTCACATTGATGTACACTTCCGTGTTCTGCATGGACACCAACGGAAGAACAGATCCCACGCTCTCGCAGAACCAAAAGTGAAGGGGGACAACCAACTGCCGCGACCGAATCGAGGGCTCAGGAGTCACAGTCCCGGGGAAGATGGTGTTCCCCGAAATATCAAGCGCAGGAGTGGCATAGGACACAGCGTGTGGATATTGCCCCTGACGATCGTATGCGTGGGACGGATCGTAGAGTTCTGGGACGTTGCCCGTCATTTTGTTGATGGTTGAGCGCTTCGTTCCAGTGAACGTCAAATAGGAATACAACTTCATCCACTCGCCCGAAAGCCGCTGGATCAATTGTCCGTTCATGGTGATCTCGATATTGTCGATGAGATTGTAGCCAATGTTGCGGATCCACTCGAACTCGTAGCCAATTGCGCTGCAGTGAGGATCGTACCCCGTCGGTGGAGTCGACACAGGAATCAACGGAGACCAAATGTCGGGGAGCGTGATGACCAGATACGTATCATTCAGCAGCTGGGCGTAGCGGTCGATGCGTGCAGACAACTTGCGGGCCTGGTTGAAGTCAAAGTTGAGGTTAGCGCTTCCAAAGTCCACACGAATATGCTCCATGGCAAAGTTCGTGTGGCGCTTGTAGGTGTTGCGAAAGTAGGTCATGGACGGGTTGCCATTGACCAACTCGTTCTGGGCTCCAACGCCCACCAGCTGGAGGAGTGCACCAGGCATTTGTAGTTACGGAACATCATTGTTTAATAGAGAACTGCGCCACTCTGACCACAGCAGTGCGACGTGTTCGTTTCGCCCAAACCCGAGCACGTATTGTTTCCACGGCACGCGGCTGCCACGTTCATCTGGTATTGCGTTGCGGCATTCGCCTTCAGACTGAGATACGTAGACGCGATCTTGTTCTTACCGAACGGCGGATCGGCTGTATAGATCTTCGAAATCACTTGGCGTTTGACCCGTGTAAGGTAATCCTGGGCAGAGTTGACCTGCATCCTATTTATACAGAGCCGAGAGAATAGAGTAAAATGCGCTTTGCTCTCGTCAGTACGCACGTCGATCAGACCACGGGCTACTCCAAGGTAGCGTATAATCTCCTGCGCCAGGTCTCCTCCATTTCCCCGAAGGTGAAGACCTTCCACTTCGGGTTCCAGCGCCACCCCGATCGCAAGAACATCCGCAAGCTCCCCGAGGGCGTGACGGGATACGATGCCGCGGCCAACGAGGATCCGCGCGAGGAGGGATTCGGATTCAACAAGATTGCCGAGTACGTGGAGATGGTCCGCCCCGACGTGGTCATGATCTACAACGATCCGCTGATCATCTGCAAGTTTATCGAGGCGATGAAGTACGACAAGGCTACGTCGCCGTTCAAGCTGTGGCTCTACGTGGATCAGGTGTACACTGGCATTGCGCAGCCTCTGATTGATACGATGAACAAGCATGCCGACGCGATCTACTGCTTCACCAAGACATGGGCCGATACGTACGCCAAGTATGGCGCGGGCCCCACTCCCAAGGTGATTGAGCACGGTCTGGATGCATCCGAGTTCACCTGTATGTCCAAGGATCAGCGCATGGCCCTCCGCCGCAACCTCAAGATTCCCACGGATGCCGTCGTGTTCTTGAACGCGAACCGCAATAGCCAGCGCAAGCGTCTGGATCTCATGATCATGGGCTTTGTTAAGCTCCTGACCAAGAAGAGTATCTCGGACTATGTCTATCTGATGGTCGTGACCGCCATGAACCCGCAGCAGGGTGCGTTCTACGATCTCCAGCGCATCTACGTGAACGAGCTGACACGCGTGGGACTCAACCCGTCAGACTATGCGGACCGCCTCATGATTGTGGACACTGCGCCTCCGAACACGCTCTCGGATTCCCAGATCAATGATATCTACAATCTCACTGATATTGGTCTCAACACATCGGATGGTGAGGGATTCGGCCTGTGCCAGCTTGAGCACCTCTATACGGGTGCGCCGCAGGTCGTGACGGATGTCGGAAGCTATCGGGCCTTCCTGAACGATGACGTGGCATCCTTCGTGCCCTCGTCTGGGCTGCAGTACTTTGCGGGGTCCATGCCTCTGGGATTCTCTGCGCCGATCTTTGACCCCGCCGCGATTACCCAGGCCATGATGAGTGCAATGGAGACTCTGGATGAGCGGCGGGATGCCATCAGGGCCTATCCGTTCAAGAGCTGGAGCAAGGTCTGCGACTCCTGGCTGGAGGACCTTCACCGCGCCTCGTAAGTTGGCTT